TTACTATGTACATTTTAATTATTTTATTCATTGTTATAATTGGGTATATCCCCGCAATAATTCTCTATTACTATATTAAATCCTATGTGTCTTACAAAATAGGATTGCGTAAGCTAGAGAAGAAGTTTGGTTCAATGTCAAGCAAAAGTGCGAGATACAAATTTCCTCCCGTAGCTTTCAGAGATATTCTACTATGTTTCTCCAACCACAGAGAAGATAGATATAAATATATAGGCATTTCTTGGAATATATTTAAAGAAGGTACTGATTTGCATGAATACCTAGAGGACTTTATTATGTTTGTTGCAAAGAAAGCTAAACCTTGGTGGTGTCCTACATTTGTGCTGAATCTCCTTAATTTATTTGCTAATGATAACTCGATTGTTAGATGTAGGAATCAACATTTAGCATTCGCTTTTAGAAATATTACTGGTGGATTGTTAATAACTGACATAAAAGTAAAGTATGGAACAATAAGAGTTTATGGTTATTTTACTAAAGAGGTTGACGAGGAATTAACAAAACTTGAAAAATTAATTGATCCACATTTAGAGGCTTATTAATATGATTACGCAAAAAAGAAAAGAATATCTTAGAAATAGGTTTGCTAATTTATCGGAGGAAAAGAAAGAGGAGCATAGGAGAAAAAGATTGGCTGATTACCACTCCATGTCTGAGTATGCTAGGCAAAAAGAAGTGAAAAGACGACAACAATATTACATAAAAAACAAAGAGAAGTTAAGAGAAAGACAAAGAGAATACTATGCGAAAAACAGGGAAATTTATGTAGAATACGCTAGAAATAAAAGGGAGAGAGAAAAAGAATTAAAAAAGTCCTTAATTAGTTTGGAAGTTACAAAATAATAAGTTATCTTTGTGTCATTAAATCATAGTTTATGAAAAATGAAAACAGTGTTTGTTTCGTGTCCGTGATAAATGATATTCAATCTATTCCGGATGCTGACAATATAGAACTAGCTGTTATAAATGGCTGGCAATGTGTTGTAAAAAAAGGTTCTCACTCAATTGGAGATTTAGTTATCTGCGCTACTACAGATGCTATGATACCTTTAGAAATTTCAGAGAAATTAGGTATCACTAATTATCTCCGTAACAAAGAAAGAGTTAGGACAATTAAGCTAAGAAGTGTTTACAGTGAATGCTTGATAATGCCGATTGATTTGATTCCGGAAAATAAGAGGAAAAAATGGGAGGATGTAATGGATATTCTTAAAATATCTAAGTATGAACCTGCGGTTAAAATGATTAGATTAGCCAATGGTAAAAAAAGAAAATACCATGAAAATCCTAATTTCCCTATTTACTACAAATTCCCTAATTTTAAAAATGTTCCTAATATTTTTGATGAAAATGATTATGTCGAAATTACTAGGAAAATACATGGAACAAATGCAAGATACGGGATTGTTAAGAAAAATAAGCTATCTCTGTGGATTAAAATTAAAAAATTCTTTGGTTTTGAGACAGGTTGGGATGAATATGAATTCGTGGTAGGTTCTCATAACGTAGAAAAAGGATCTGATAGTCAAGGTTTCTATGATACTAATGTTTGGTATGATATTGAGAAAAAATATGATATTAAAAATAAGCTCTGGAATCTTGTTAAGAAAAATTTTGGTGGTTATTCTCGCATGAGCTCTGGTTTTATAATCTACGGCGAAATATATGGGAAAGGAATCCAGAAAAACTATGAGTATGGATTAGATGATATACAGCTATGTATTTTCGATATTGAATTAGATAAAAAGTATTTCAATTTGTCCGCAGCTCAATATATGACTGAAGAATATTTAAATCTACCCTACGTTGAAGTCTTATATAAAGGACTTTATTCAGAGGAAGTAAGAAATTCATTCGTGTTCAATAATTTTATAAACAACACTAAAGTTCCTCACGAAGGTATTGTTATAAAAGCTGTTGATGGAAATAGATCGAAAGTAGCTAAAGTAATAAACCCGGATTACTTAATATACAGCGAAAAAAATAATGTCGGGGATTCACATTAATCAATCACAATTATATCACAAAGTATGAGAAAAGTTTTTGTTAATTTATTGGTTTTATTGTTCTTCTTAATAACAACTTGTATTGGGTCTTTTATGGTTATGGTGTGTTGGAATTTTTCAATTGCTGATTATTTTGAATTGAAAGATTTATCCTTCCTTCAATCTTTTGGATTCTATGTCATGTTAAGAATTATCCTAGACAATCCTATAAAGATAGAGGCAACGGATCAGTCTGATAAGGACTAATAAAATAAACAAGTATGAGGCCTTTTTACAAAGGCCTCATATTTATTTAAAAGATATTATGGATTCTAAGAAAATAGACTCGGTTAAATTTGGAAATCAACGAGAAGAGTATGTAAGAAAGATTGAGAAAGATGAATACGGAACTCTTAAAAAAGCAAAAGATTCCGGTATGATAGATGAATTTATAAAAAAGTTTCCTCCTCCAAAGAATTCTTCCGATACCGCAAAGAAAGAACTTGAACATCTTAAAAAAATTTCTGATAATGTTACGGATAAAGAAAAAAGTATGTGTTTTTATATGGAGCATCATCATTTAGATTTCTTCGTGAAAACGGCGGAAAAATTGGGTATTAAAGGTGTAGACCGGAAAAAAGTTAACTCCTGGGCTGGTGAGGCTTTTCCTATAGTGTACTACCTTAAAGATTACTTCAATAGACCTAGGCCAAACGAACTAGCCGGAGAGTACGGAATTAAGCTACATCCTATAACTAGAACCGATGCAAATTCAGCTGCTTACCCTTCCGGACATACCATGGATTTTCTAGTTATGATTTACCAATTAATGAAATTGAAACCCTCCTCGAGAAAATATTTTGTAGATCTCTACAATAAAATAAAGGATGTTAGAGAGTTATCAGGAGTTCATTATCCGTCGGATGGGGATGGAAGTGAAGAATTGTTCAAATTAATGTTGAAATACAAAATAATATAGTTATATTTGCACAACAAACTTAATTGGTTTATTACACAAAATTTAGTTTACTAGAAAGTTTCAAACAATGAAAGCAGAATTAATTGATTTTATGGGAAGTGACCTCAAGATTGCAAATGTCGCTAGAGTTTCTTATGACAAGGAAGCCTCGAATTATCCCGACAGTCAAAATGAGAATCTATTAGAATTTCTATGGGAAGAAGGGCATGTATCTCCCTTCAGACATGCGCAATTACAATTTCGGTTGTCATGTCCAATATATGTAGAAAGGCAGCTTAGAAAGCATGAAATTGGCGTTGAAGTGAATTTACCAATGGAGAATATGTCTGTAAACTCAATATCGGGGAGATATGTAGATTTCTCAGATTCTTACTATACTATTCAAACATTTAGGTCCCAGTCGAAAGATTCAAAACAAGGTAGTGGTGAAGATCTAAATAAATTAAGTAATGTAATAGCAAATATTACTCAAGATGAAATAATAGAGAATGCTAAAACAGCTTATGAAAAGTTACTTGAACTAGGAACAAGTAAAGAGCAGGCTAGATCGGTACTTCCATTATCCTTGGAGACAACTTTTATTTGGACTATGAGTTTTTTAGCTTTCATACACTTAGTTAAATTAAGAATCAAGAAAGATGTACAAAAAGAAACTAGAGACTTAGTTGCAGATATGTTGGAACAAGTAAAAAACATGCCGGGTAATCCTTTTAAGAAGTCTTTAGAACTCTTGGAAAGAAAAGAAGAGGCTTTTATTGTGACAAACAATAGCGGAGATATTATATCTGTATTTACTAGCCTAAGAAAATTAAAAAAACATTTCTTGAATAAAGGTTGGATTTTTGATAAAACTTCCTTATCTTTGCAGAATAATTTGAAAACATTATTTATTACTAAAATGGGATTAGACGGAAGTTATGAAGAGATCTAAAGGTATTTTTTACATCGAGGGAGTTATAGGAAGCGAAGTATATGCTTCTTTATTTAGAAAAAATTTGTACGGAAAAGAGAATTATGATAAAACCATAATTTTTGATGAAATCATGCATAAAATAGATGGAGAGATAAGAATAGAGTCTTTAGTCTATCCAGGAAAAGATGCTAAGATAATTCAGCAAAATGAGTTTGACAAGAAAGGGATCTCAAAAATTGGACTTGTTTCAGATAAAATAGAAAATGTTTACTTCCTATATCCTCCTACGGGTTGGTATGATAGCGAAATACATTTAGATGAGCAGGGGGAAGTTGAACAAGTCATTTTTGATTTTAAGTATTTAGATTCAGAAGATCCGGACGATATAGATGATTTACTATTCTTTGATTCAAAGTACCTTCGTCTATTTATGGATAGTTCTCTAAAAGTAAAAGACTGTTATAAATTCACAAACTTAAATTTACTATGTTACAATCACCAGATTTAAAAAGGGATTTACCTAAATTTATTATTGCTTCTACTTCTTACTTAGCACAAGAAACATTTATATTTGAAGCAGAGGACATGGGAGGATTCCCTAAAATAGTAAAATCAGGCGGGCTAGAAGAATTAACCGGATTGGCGAAAAGGTGGGGGGATAAAAATTGGGAGTCGAAGGAAGATGCGGTAAATTTATATGCCTCGGGTTCTTATGTTCGTGTTAAAACAGAAGTGCCAAATTTTGATAGCGCTTATTTGTATATGTTAAAAAATGATTAAAATGAAAAGATTATTTGTTTTTGTGTTATTGTTATCTACTGTAAAGAGTTTTTCTCAGTATTTCAGTCTTAATAATCCTGTTAGAAAATCAATTGACAGTATTGTATGTATTACGATTGAATACAAAAAAAGAGCTCCAGCTCCTTGTAGTATTGAAATGGATACTTATGAGGTACCTATTTATATGATTAGAGTCGGCCTTTATGATAGGGCTATAAAGTCAGGTCCCGAAATCATTAAAATAAAGTTGGGGATACAGAATTATTACTATTATGCACGTATGTATAATTCTTACAAGAAGGCTGCTATTGATTTAGAAAAATTAAAGAAGGCCGGATTTTGTGATGCGTTTATTGCAGCCGCTCCTTTTGATATGCGAGGATTCTCGTTTTTTCCGGAAGGGGCGGGTTTTTCTAGTGAGATTATTTTTAAATAATACTAAGGCCTGCTTTTTAGCGGGCCTTTTCAATTTAACTTTTATGCAAACACCCCTAGAACAGATTTTATATTGGGCGGAGACAAAGAAAGATCAGTATAGTGCTTTGTCAGAGGTGTCTAATGATCCTTCCTTTCACTTAGGTAGAATAGACGTAATGTTAGAATTAGTAGCTTTAATCTATAAAAAACTACCGGAAGAAAAAGAAATGATTGAAAATGCTTATGAAGACGGTAAAACAGGAAATGGTAGAGGCAGCCACTACTATGAATCCCTATTTAATCAAGATTCTTAAGCAAGTAAGTCGTTTGGTATATTAAACTTGCTATTTCGTCACAGGTATTCATCAAATAAGTATCTTTTGGGAGACTTTTAGTTTTACTTTCTACATATTTGCTTAGTAAATCAAAATATTTTATAATATCTTCGTCTGTTTTTATATTATTGATGTTACCCGGAACTTTTATATCCTTTATTATTCCATATTTACCTTGATATGATTCTGCTAATGTATCAACTAAATCAAGAATGCTGTCATAATAAGATTGCAGAGCTTTATGCTTAGCAAAAGAAGATGTTTGTAAATGGTAGATTCTTGTTTGGGTGCTAGAATGTAGTAAAAATCCGATGTATTCGTTTATCATAGCTTTTTATATAAATATTCTGTTTTATTATAAAAATTAACTTCTCAAATAAAAATCTAACAACCTAACCAATACTTCTTCGTAATCTACACATGCTTCTTTATCCATTATACTGTTCATTGAATCTACTGTAGTATCATAATCATCGGCATCAAAGTTTATTTTTAGCGTTTTTAACTTATGTACGACCATGGCATCCGGATCTTTTTCTTTAAACATGGAGTCTATGAACTTTCTATTAAAACCTAGCAAGTCGATATCCATTTCACTTTTTAGGATAATATCGAACTCTTCCTTTAGCATATCGTAATCCCATTCTCCAGAAAGCGCTATCTTATTGTCTGCTATGATGAAAGCTCTTTTTTTATCATCAGTAAGGTGAGTAAGCCGTATTGTAGGAACTTCTTCAAGATTTAAATGTTTAGCTGCCATAAATCTTCCATGTCCAGCTATAATCTCATTTTCCTCATCTATAATAATCGGATTAACAAAGCCAAACTCTTCTATACTATTGGCAATTTTCTCTACTTGAGCTTCACTATGTATTCTCGAGTTATAATTTGATTCTTTTATTTCCTCAATGTCAACAATTTCTATATTTAATTTACTCATGATGTCTTTCATTATAGTGTTCAATCAATAATCTTATAACTTCTGCGTTAGCTTTTATATCGTTCTCATTCATTACCGTCTTGAATTTCTTCATCATGTTTGTATAATCTTCTATGTTATATGAGAAGACAATGCTTTTTTTATTTTTAGATGCAGGAGAAGATTCAGATTTAGTTGCAGATAAGATGTCATCATCATTTTGAAAAGATTCATTTAACATTTCAAAATCCTCATAATCAAATCCCATGGCCATTGCATCTATGTCGACAGAATTAAGATATTCTAATTCATCGCTTAATTTTGTATAATCCCATTCCCCTAATTCTGTTAGCTTGTTATCCGCTATGGAGTAGGCTCTTATTTGATCATCTGTTAAATTTTCGATGCGGATAGATGGAATAGAATCTATATGTAATGCTTTAGCTGCCAGGAATCGAGCATGTCCAGCAATAATCATGTTTTTCTTATCAATCAGGATAGGAATGTTAAATCCGAACTCTGTGATGCTCTTCATTAATTTTGCTATCTGTTCATCCGGATGTATCTTACTGTTTCTTGGATTCTCTGATAACCTATTTACATCTATATATTCAATCTTATTCTTCATCTTTTAATGTTTGGGCTCTCCGTTGTCTATATATTTCTTTATCTTTTCTTTCTTCATATTTTTTTAAAGCTCTTATGTTTCCACTTTTAGCTTCTTCAAATAGTTTCATGTCTATGACGTAGTCTGCTTTATCTATTCCTTTCTTGTATGCTCTATATACTTCACTGTTCTTATTGTAAAATTCATCTGTAAATGATTTCATATCAGATGTAGGAATATCTAATACATTCATTATTTTTTCTAATGAGTATCCTAATGTTCCTACGCCTACTATTCTTCTTAGAAAGTCTTCATCATTAAAATTCATGTTTCTGGGTTTATGGATTGGTTTCTTAAATCTTTGTTCTTTACTCTTTCTTTATACGCTTTTTTCATTTTCATTGATTCATTCTTTGATTCTTCCCATTGTGCTCCTAGTATCTGATGCATCCATTTCCAATAATCCCCGCCCTTTTTTTTGACTAGCCATTTCTCATACTCCGGCCTCCTCAATACATCCTCTTTCCTACATTCCTTGATAAAGACATCATAAATAAATGCTTCATCTTTTTTCATTTTTTCATGTCTTCCGAATGGGAAATAATAATACATGGCATCAATTAGAAAATAAATTCTATCTGCGGAAGATATGTCATTAAATGTTTTAGAATCTACGACAAATGCAAACAATCCTTTAATAGCATTTAGATGTAGTTTATCCCTGCGACGAATTAACCTATCACTATAATCAGCACCTTCTTCTGCTATAATCTGCAAGTATTTATGAAAGTTATCTAAATCTTTTCGTAAATATCTTCTCAAATAATCGGTAATGATAATACCACTCATGTAAAACTATTTTTTAAATCCTCTGAAAAAACTTAGTGTAGCGTCTTTTAATTTCTGTAATATGGATTTCTCTCCCTTGTAAAAGTTTTCCTGAATCATTCTTGGATTAGTTTTGATAACTTTATCCGGATCTATTTTAACATTACATGAATTTTGTCTTTCATATTTAATTGCTTGAACTATCCTTGATACACTGTCGGTAACTATAACTCGGTCTCCTTGCGAAGTATTTAGATTGAGTTTATACACGTGCTCTGAAGGGATTGTAGTTCTAAATCCCGAAGCGTCCTCTCTTGTCTTATTTACAGGAGATGCTTTCTTTTTATTTTTAACTTCTTGATCCGTCTTTACTTCTTTTTGCGAATCTATCTCTGTTTTCCTAGGTCTGCCCATAATTACAGCGTTTTATTATAAATAGTGTTATTTTGCTATAAACTTACTTTTTTATATAATTACACATTAATAACGATTATTTGTTATCGATTTTATGTTGTAATATAATTCTAAGTCTTCATTTGCTAAACATTTAATTAATCTCCTAGCTCCTTCACTATGACTTAATTTATGAGAATCAGATGTATTCAATCTCTTTATTTCGGTAAATGGTATATTTAATTTATTGCATACATCCTTGAAGTCCTCATCTAAAAATTCTGTACGTCCTATAAAATTAATGGGCTTATCTATCCATGATATTTGCGTTACATGATTATCCATTTTACTATCATTTATAGCAGGATAGAACCAAAAATCATTAAGCAATTGGATTATCATTATGTGCTTTTCGTGCAACGTTCCATTTACAGGTTCCGGCAAAGTATTAGAATCTGTCAAAATCAAACCTAAACTTTTTTTTGCTAGTTCACTATCTTTATCCCATGAATAATTCAAAAGATCCGAGTAGTAGGATTTGTACCACTGATAAGGTTCTCGTATGAAGGTGAATTTATAATAAGAGTTCCATACTGTGTGACCATGTTCTTCTAATAACTGCGAACATGTATCGTGTCCATACGGAGGTTTATCCCCTGATGAGATACAGTCCGGGTCGACTTCTTTTAAATAGGTCTCTACACTAGTTGAACCAGTTTTGGGAATTCTTATGAAAATACATTTATATTTATGAGATATAATCATGACATACAGAGCTATAAACAATTATTTAACGTAAAAATTAAAAAATAGTTGCGTAAGTGAATTGTTTTTACTATATTTGCGCTTATTATTTATTTTTAAACATGAACATACTATGGAGACTATTTTTAGACTGAGGTTTAGAGCAGAAAAAAGTTTTGTGGAATTAAAGAAAGGTGAAATTATTGAAGTATTTGAAAACATATTCGATACAGACAATAAGGACTTGGGCTATGTTTATGCTGGTACACCTAGAGGATTTTCTCTTGAGTCCTGTGATGCATGGACGGGCTTTAGAGACTCTCTGGGAAATCGGATCTATGAAAATGATAACATACTCAGTAGATACCTTGGAGACGATTACAAGTTATATATGAGGCTAGAAAGGGTAAGGTGGAATCCGGTCACTTTACAATTTTTCTGCGGGGACTACCCATTATATAGATATCAAGAAATCAAAAGATTAAATATCATTAGTAACATAACAAAAGATAAACTAAATGAGATACAAAAAATAATAGGGCATAATTTCTCCAATGAAGATTTAACTAATTTAATATGCCCTTTTGAAGTCATGGGAAATATTTATGACCAGTCAAAAGATATAGACGGTAAAGAAGATAACTTCTACCTACCGCCAAGTAAAAAGATTAGAAATCCAAAAAAATCAGAGACGTATGATCCGGTTGTTTAAATGCTTCTTATCATATCAATTATCTCATCCTGCGGGAAAATATCCCATTTGCCGGACATGATAACGTTTGTATGAGAGAATACACCCTTTACAAGACCTTTCTTTACATCATCCTTGTAATCTAATGCAACAAATGGGTCTTGTGAATTAAAGTAAGTGTGTAATCCTCCTTTTAAATCTATAGAGTGGTCATTAGATATTTTTATAAGTAATTTTTTCAATGCAGATATTTGATTGTCAGAATACCTATGGAAATGTCTAAACCCTCTAAAGTCTTTTTTCAATGTTACTACTTGACTAGGATGTACTTCTCTTTTTGTGTAGGTATAAAATTTAGTACCTTCTTTTGTTAAATATCCGAAGTTGCAAAGTTCTATACCCACGGATCTTAAGTGCATGTAAGTAGCTCCGATTCCTAAATGATATGCGTAGTATTCTTTAGGAAAGGCCTCCACTATTACGCCGTCGTATTTATGTGAAACATCTGTAACATTCTGCCCACCGATAACATATTGAGTTCCTATCCTACCTCTAGTATCCGTAGCCCATCCGTTAATAACATTATACGGATTATCCCAACCTGCTGTGTGATGTAGGAATATATACTCTTTTTTTGTTTCTGTCTTTATATACTCTTTGTCAGGCATGTGTCTCCGGTCAATAACTAAATCTCCAGATACTTCTACTCTACTTAAAAAATCGGTAGTTAGCTCTCCTTCAAAAATAAGATTAACCGTATAATTATCTAATTTTCCGTCGGGGTAAATTTCATTATTTCTTTGAATGTTCTTTACCGCAGCTTCTGTCAAAGGATCATATTGTCCAGTTTTACTAAATCCAAAATACTCTTGAATTCTTTTTATTAAATCCATGTCTTGCATTTTATTACATTGTTTTAATCCCAAAAAATAGATACAACATCTTATCTCTTTCCTATCGACATGGCAGCACCAACTAATCTGCCAATACCTCCAACTTTTCCACTCTTAGGTTTTCTACTATAAAATCCTTCATCTGTCTTCTTAAATGCATTAGGATCATTCTCTAATTCATTTGACATGTATTGACATAAGGTTGTCATGTAATCGTGAGCTTTAGTTATTTTAGATTCAACCCATTCCGGTAAATCATCTCTTTCATTTATCATCTTGTGAATCTCTAAAGCATATTTCATAATGTCTTTAGCTTGATTTTTTGCCATGCTACCTTCTTCTGCATTTTCTGCATCATTAGGTTTTACATCCGGCATTACATTTTCTTTTTTCATCTTTAATAATTCTCTTAGTTCTTCAATATCCTCTTTTGTCAATTTAGTATATTTGTCAATTTCCTTATCTGACATGTCTTTAGCTGCATCTTCTACATTCTTTCCTACATCTGCTGCGGACATTTTCTTATCTTTGTAGGCTTTCACTATCTGAAAGAATTTTTGCTGTTTTTCTGATTTTGATGGCATATTATTGGCTTTTATATAAATAGCTTAGTTATTATATTTCTCCATGTATATTTTAGTATCATTATCCAGGATGCTATTAAATGTCGATGATGATAGTGTCTGTGAGAATGGTGATGCTTTTATGTTTTTGAATGTATAGACTTTTCCTCCATTTTCTAGTACATGTTTTGTTAGGTAGTCATCTCCAAACCATATCTTTAATTCATTTGGGATATCTGTCCATGTATATCTATGTAATATGAAGAAGCATCCCCACCCGGTTCCTCTACCTTCATTGTCTGTTAAGTATATTTTATTGGATGTTGGTTCTTCTATATAACATGATGTTGATATACCATAGATACTAGTATATATGTCTTTATTATCTTGATGTGTTTTTATTATGTTCTTTAATGTTTTTTTAGATGTTATATGGAAGTCATCATTTACTATCATTAAGTGTTTCCCTTGGGCTTCTAATGCGCCTAAGTTCCATGCCGGATTTACATATATATTTTCATCTTGTGGATAGTATTTTATTTTAGGACTTAGATTTAGAATGTTAGATTTTATTGTTTGTTTGAATGTTATGTCATTGTCTATTAATATGATCTCTTTTATTTGAGGTTCCCCGCAGAAAATTAGCATGGTCTTATAAAAGTTTTCTAAATTGCATTTCCATAATGTAGGAATGATTACGCTATATGTCATTGTATATAAAGTTTACATGATTTTCATCTTTTCCAAATCTACTTTCTACATTTAAGGGATTGTCTTTATTCTCCTTATATGCATAATCAATAACTCCTAATTCTTTAAATCTTTCATTTATTGCATCATTATAGAAATACATGATTGATCTAACTCTTCTCTGGATATCTGCTCTAGCTAAGTCATGTGTATTTCTTCCATTTGAATTATTGTATATGTATTGAAGATATCCTAATTTTGGTACTTTTACAAATTTAGTTTTTAGGAATGTTCTAACAATAAGTTCATAATCATCTGCGATGGATAGATTTCTATTGTGCCCTCCCACCGAAAAATATACATCTCTCCTCCATGTTCTTATGTGATTGGGTACTCCTACGATATGTCTAATTGTTTTCGGATTGATATTAGGTGTATCTACTACGTCCCAGGTTTTTTCATAATCGTGGTGATACTCTTTCCTATATTTTCCATACCCAAAACAAAAACCATCTGGGTATTTCATAGAGTTATGCCACTCATCTAGTTCTGCACTATCCGTATATATAAATCCTGCATCCGGAAAATTATTCGCCGCTTCTATTATATACTTAGCACAATCCGGCATTAAATAATCATCGTGGTCTAATTCTGCTAACCATCTGCCTTTAGTGAGCGTAGCTGCCCTGTACTTAGATTCGCCTATAATACCGCCTGATTTTTCTCTAAAGTCATACACTCTAACTCTATGATCCTGTGACGCTATCTCCAAAGCAATCTTTATCGTTTTACCTCCATCAGAAGAATCATTTACTATAACCCACTCCCAATCCGGATAAGTTTGACTTCTAACTGATTCATAGGTTCTCCAAAGTTTTTCTCCTGTATTATATATCGGTGTGAAGAAAGAAACCACAGAATCATAGTCAGACCTAAGTATGCTATTCATTGCACAATTATACGCTATCTCTCCCGTATTATAAGCTATCCCTGTTTCCTTATCCTGGTGAAGATTTAAGTTTATCCATCTATTTCTCACATAGGAAGGCTGATTGCATAGATTTCTGTATTGGTCATAATAATCGTCGGAAATGCTTATGATAGAGTCTGGATTAAAGGAAGATAATATTTCGCTTATTTTTTCGTCGTTCTCAATATATTTCACATTTAAAGAATCGTCTTCATAATCCGCGTACTTTATACTTTTTAATTCGGGTTTATCGGGTCCTAAATATAATACTTTTGGAACTCTAGCTTTCGGCTCACTTGTTAAAGCATTGTAATAGCATAGTGTTTTTTCTATGAAGCCAAAGTCATCAGGATATTCATCATATAATTTTTCTATGAATTTACCGTCAGCATCATATCCGGATTCGTATTTTAATTTTTGATGTAATTCCGTGTGTATGATATATTGTGCGGAATCAATATGTTTTAACTTCATGTGCTCCGGTCCGACTTTCCTTATATCTAACCCGGTAAAATCCCTACCATTGACTTCTTGTTCATACGCGTAAGCAGCCTTTTTACTAGCTCTTATTTCGTCATTAAAGACATCAAAATAATTAGGATAACATACATTATCATCATCCATAATTAAAACCCATCCTGTATTAAGATTACTTACAACATCGCTTATTTGAGGATATAAATAATCTGTACCATCACTTTCCACAAAATGTAAGTGAGCGTCTAACTTACTTAAATCTAAGAGCAATTTGGAATCAATATCAATCAAAGATGAAGTATCGAATAAGACATGCCAAAGTACACAATATTGATCATTTTCTGTGTAATTAAAACTATCATATATCTGTAAAAGATTTTGAGGTCTTGTACATCTGGTTATAACATGGAATCTAATCTTCATATATCAAAAAAGAATAAGTGAAAAAATCTGCTATTTTCTTTTGTGTCTCCAAAGTAATTTACGGCAGCATGTATATTTTTAGCATCGAATAAAACTAATCTATTATATACATTTGCAATATTATCTACGAGTTCAAAAGATGTCTTATCATAAAAATTTAATCCGCTACTTCTTCCTTTGAATGTCTTCTCATAATCTCCCCCCTGTGCTTCTTCAAACTTTGTCTTATTTGTATAGATACTTTTATAAGTTGCTGTACCACTCTGTAAAGGTGCGTCCGGAGTTAAGTAAACCATGGCGGCGTAGTTTTGAGAATCTACATGATAAACAATTGGATCTGTCGATATACAATACTGGAATTTACCATTAGCATAATTAGGATTGTTCCAATTGTATATGGGCCTTCCTAATATCTCCTCAAATCTTTCTAGTGTTCCATTTAGTATAAAAGAGGTCTCACTTCTTTTTCCTCTATGGTAATCAGATTCAGAGTACTTTAGATTATGAATTGCATAGCTTCTGACTAAATCAGGTTGCATGTAAAAATTATCTACAACAATAATGTCTTTAGAAGCGTAAGGATTAAAACCTGAATTAAACACATGCCAGGAATCTAAAGTACCTATATTTAAAATTTCAACTCCATTATCCAAAATAATATCTATAGGAGCATTTACATTAGAAGGTTTAACCATAAAAGTCCAACCTACTAAATCATTAGGTAAATCCGGGTAAACATCCTTAACATCTTTTCTAGGGTACAATCCATTTTGTAGATTTGTATATTCTACGTCTCCTATAATTATTTTTTTAATACTTCCCTCTGTACTGAAAATCCAACCGCTTACCTCGTACAAATCATTGTCAAATAATCGCATACTATCTATATGCCAAAAAACATTCTCAAAATTACTTTTATGTGTCATAGCTTTTTACTTTATTTTTTTAATCCAACTAGTGTCCATGAATGTTTTATCCGGTTCTCCTAGTATTTCATTTATCCCTCTTACAACTCCATACCAATTTAAATGATAATCATGTCCACCTATTAATCCATCTTTATTTAATAGAGGGAGATAATTAGTTATGTCTTTTTTTATCTGTTCGTAGGTATGTAGTCCATCTATATATATAAAATCAAATTTTTCATCTTTTAGTTCCTTTATAGCATCATCAGATGTCATTCTTATGTGTTTTATATTAGGATGACTGTTTATAACTTCTTTAAAAATATCATAAACCTTATCCAATGGCATAAATTGACATGTAATATCATTTGGATCATAATCATTAATAAACGGGTCAATTGAAATTACCTGTTTAAAATTTTCAGAAAAAATCCTAGTAGATTCACCAGCATAAGATCCAATTTCAATCATTGACATTTCTTCAGGCTTTTTATACTGTCTAATATAATTAATTAGATCAACAAGTCCTTGCGTATATGTCTGATCACGCATTTGAAATAAATCATTTACCATATTTCACTTTTTATCAACCTAAATTTGCTACATAATCGTGTCCATGTCTTTCCATATCGGTATAATTTTTAGAATGGTCACATAATTTACAAAATAACTCTTCCGGGAAAAAATAGCCATACTTACATCCCCCACATCCTGTTTCAAGATATTTTCTACATGTTTTTATTTCACTACAAAGATTTTCATATTTTTCATAGTAATTCCATGATTCACAATGTACCATATTTCCGAGTAAGAGGTAAGCCGAATTAAGAACAAATGCCCTAGACTCAGCATCTATCTCGGCTTGACCCCACATAGGTAAACCTTTTAATTCAGCCGGATTTCCTTCGTCGTCATAGAATTCTTTCAAAGGTAAAACTCCGGCATCATAAAAATCTTTAGTTCGTCTTATGTGAGGATTATTTACATACTCCTTTTTTATTAATTCGAGATATTTGTTTTTAAGTTGTACTATATTTTTTATATTGTCTTCCTTTATCCAATATCCTAAACCGTACTGCCTATCATCATAATCACTAATATATCTTCTTAATAACACTTGACTAATGGTTTTGTTCTGCTCCATGTAATTTAAACAATCTCTTAACCAATCCTCTTGACCAGAAATATCGCGGGGCAAACAAATCCAATCTCCTTCTAAAAATAAAACATATTCATAATCCTTAACTAACGAATTAAGGTAGTTTATCCCTACTCCACATCCCATGTTTTTTTCAGAAAATGAGTATGTAAAATTAATTACATCTTTATAATTTTCAATACATTCTTTTACCACATCGTCAATCAATTCATTTTTACCATTACAATGAATATACCAATCAATGATGCCATCAAATTCTGTATTATTAATGAAACTATCTATTGTTCTTTTTAAATAAACATCTCTGCTAGTATCATTGTGAGTTAGGGTAGCTATGCAAAATTTCATCTATATGTTATTTACTATAAAATTAATATCAAACATTTCATCCAATGTGCTATAAGGACATTCATGCACATTATAATCAAATTGATAATCAAACAAGTATGAACCAATTAACTGGTTCTTGTTTTTGGGTGGATTTGCAACAATATTATTATGCAAGTCATACCCAAAAACCTTGGGCGATGTTCCAACCCAAAACACCGTTGACCGCAAATTAATAGCAACTGCCGCATGTTGCAAAGATGAATCAATTAAAAATCTTTTAGATGAAACAGTCAACATGCTAAATAGTTCCATATTAGATAACTTTGTATCAATCCTCTCTACATTATTTAAAGCATAACCTCCTTGTCTTGATACATGAAATATATGAAATGAATCTTTATATTTATCTACAATTAACTGTGCTATATCTTGTGGCATATCCCTACACCAAGAATATATATTATTTGATTCTAATTCACCGCCCGATGTTTGTAATACTACGACAGGCTTATCTCTAAACCATTTCTTCGCATTTATTTTCTCTGAGTAATTAGGATATAATTGAGGTGTTTGATTGCTGTATTCTATTCCGAGTAAGTCACACCAATTATTAATTAAATGCTTATGCTTTAAAATGTGTCCTGTTTGATTATAAGGCTCATGTCTAAAAACAAGCGTATCCTTATTCTCTATAAAATCCTCATAAAAGTAGGGTGAGTTACCTATCGGATATACTCTGTCAATGTAAGGATTATTTAGGAAAACTTCGGGATAGGATACAACCATTATAAGTTTTCTATCGGGATACTTTTGTTTGATATATTGGGGTAGTGCTGTTGCTGCCACATTTTTTCCTAAACCTCCCTGAATGTGCCAAACTAAAAACTTTTCTTTGAAATAACTATTAGTCATGTAATTTTATGTTTTATTTTTATAAGACGCAGTCTATTATTGCTAATGGTTTAGTATATTCTTCGGTGCAAGTTAGGGTATCAAATCCTGTCCATCCACCTGCCAAAAATGCCGCAACTTGAGAACCTCCACTTGCAGGGATGTGGGTTCTCCCTGTTATCAATAGACTCCCTGCTGACCATGATGTGCCGTTGTATTCTTCGGTACATGTTACTACAGTAGGTGATTCACCTGCCATAGCAAGTCCTGCATTCTGTGTACCCGCCCCTGCTAAATTTGACCTCGCTACTATTACTGCGCCCCCAGCTGACCAAGATGTACCATTGTATTCTTCGGTGCAAGCTACATTTGCATTTATATAACCTCCTGCTGCAAGTCCTGCATTCTGCGTTCCTGCTCCTGCTAAAACAAATCTTGCTGTTATTAATGCACCACCTGCTGACCATGAAGTACCATTGTATTCCTCTGTATTAGATACACCAACACTTGTAAGACCTCCTGCGACAAAGGCTTCATTTTGCACACCTCCACTTGCAGATGCCCTTCTTGCCGTTATCAATGCACCACCTGCTGACCAAGATGTGCCGTTGTATTCTTCGGTACAAGCTAAATTAATACTTCCGTTATAACCACCAATTACAAGACCTATATTTTGTGTACCAACACTTTCATGTGCATAGTTAGCTACTATCAATGCACCACCTGCCGACCAAGATGTGCCGTTGTATTCTTCGGTACATGTTAGGGCCACAGTTGTAAAACCTCCTGCTGCAAGTCCTTCGTTTTGTGACCCTGCACCTGCTAAATATCTTCGTGCCGTTATTAATGCACCGCCTGCTGACCAAATACCTGTTCCATACCCACAATAAGATGCCATAGGTTTTAAATTTGTTGTATCAAACCACATACAAACACTATTTGAACATATTGTTGCAGGTCTATTTGCAACTCCTACTATTTCTGTACTTTGTAGTTTTGCCATATTATTGTATTGAGTCTATTATTACTAAGGGTTTAGTATATTCTTCCGTTGCATTTGTTCCTGTAGCTCCACCAAAGCCTCCTGCTACAAGTCCTGCACTTTGTATTCCTGCTCCTGCTAAACTAGACCTTGCTATTGCCAATGCACCTCCTGTTGACCAAGATATACCATTATATTCTTCTGTACATGACACAACTCCTCCTGAACAACCTCCGATAGCAAGTCCTGCATTTTGAGTTCCTGCCCCTACTAGGCAAAATCTTGAGGTTATCAAAGCCCCTCCTGCTGCCCAAGATGTACCATTATACTCCTCTGTTAAATTTGTTCCCCCTCCTCCTGCAAGTCCTTCATTTTGTGTACCTGCTCCTGCTAAACCGTATCTTGCTATTGCCAATGCACCTCCTGTTGACCAAGATGTGCCATTATATTCTTCAGTACACTGACAACAAGCAAAAGTATTACCTTGGCCTCCCATAACAAGTCCTTCGTTTTGTGCTCCTGCGCCCGCTAATTGTCTCCTTGAGTTGATTAAATTACCGCCTAATGACCAAGATGTTCCATTATACTCCTCTGTGCAACTTGTAAGGCCTAGACCCCCAAAACCCCCTGCTGCAAGTCCTACATTTTGTGTACCTGCTCCTGCTAGAGAGCAACGAGCATATATTAAATTACCTCCCACGGCCCATGATGTGCCATTATATTCTTCAGTACATGAAAAATACCCTGCTTGACAACCTCCCATTGCAAGTCCTACATTCTGTGTTCCGGTCCCTGCTAACCAGCTTCTTACTGTTATTAATGCACCACCTGCTGACCAAGTTCCTGCACCAGTATATCCACAATACGAAATAACTGTCTTTAAATTAGTTGTGTCAAACCAAATGCACATAGTATTAGCGCATATTGTCGCAGGTCTATTTGCAACACCCACTATCTCACTACTCTGTAATTTAGCCATATTCTTTTATTATAAATATCTACATCCTATCATTTATAACCAAAGAAGTCATTGTACCATTTATACGATGTCTTTATGGAATCTACTGTATATGTACCTAGTACATCTCTTGAATCATTTGGTAACATGTTTAAACTATTTCTTATGATGTGGTCTCCATATATTCCATGTATGCTATCATTCTCTACTGTAACTTGACTTATATGTTGGAAGTCATGTTTGAAATCATCTACTTCTAAATATTGATAGATGCTTTTCATTACATTTTCAGGATTGTTGCATAAATCTTCGTATCTAATGAATAAAAAGTTCTTTGCTGTACCGTCTAGTAATGTTTGTTGTAATTTCTCTAATGAATAACCTATTGGATGAGTTTGTGCCCATAATTCAACTCTCTTATGTGTTGATGTTCCTTTCATTTTAATGTTATCCATTGTACCATCATCTTTGTCAGGATTTAATCTAAATTTCTTCTCCATGGATGCAAATATGGATGGTAAATCTCTGACCATGTATAATACTTTTGGATTTTCTACCATATTTGATAATAGGTTATAGTAGAATGCCCATACTCTATTTTTATCTAGGTAATATGTTTTAGATGTCTGAGATGCTATATATGCTTTTATTCCTTCCCCGCAAAATTTATAGAATCCCTCTTTCCACATTTCTGTATCTCCTGCCTTTGATTCATGGTTCTGATTATATCCTATTCTAGCTCCTAACATTAAATCAATAAGACCTGACGTTGGTGTTACATGAAATTCAGGATTTTGTCCCATTATGTTTTGTAATAATGTACTTCCACTTCTAGGCAATGTGGAATTAAAAAATATCTTCTGTTTACGCATATCTTCCAAATATAATTTCCGAAATAGTTTCTTTATCTCCTAATGTTCCTTTTGTTAGTGCATTTACTCCCAGGGCTTTTCTTACCCTATTTGTTCTATTCGGAGGTACTCCATGTGTCAACCATGATGGGAATATGAGGAAATCATTTTTCTTTGGCATGTAATAAATCTCTTCCTGCGAGAATACATGGCTTTGATAATCGTCATGTAAAGATGGTTCAAAGTATGATCTATTAAATGATTTTACATCTTTTGAAAAACATATAGCAGCATCATCCTCATGTGCATCATAGTAAAATACCCCCGCCAATAATGTATTTGGATGAGTATGTGCCTTATGAATTTGGTTGGGATTCTTATATGTTAACCATGATTGTGCAAATTGTAATTCCTCATATCTATATCTCATGATGTTTGTTGCAAAATCTTTAAAACATGACATAAGGAATTCATTTATTTCATTACATATAGGATTATCTAAGATGTAACTATTATTTGATATCATTCCGTATCCTGCTTTAGTATCTTGCATTTCACAATTATCAAAATATTCTATGACCTCTTTTAAATCTTTATCATAGTTTGCAACATATAATGGTATTGGAAATATAGGATATACTTGTGCATTCATAACTTTATTTATTATTTTGGATGAAATTAAATGCTATTGATATTCTATCTCCCTGCGAATTATTTGATTCCACATGATGCTTAACCCATGATGGAAATATATAAAATACAGACTCTATAGGTTTTTTGACAGCTACTAAAGAATTTGACTTAGTGCTTATCCTTTCTATATCTGACTGTAAAAAGTATTCCGCATTATCTCCTCTGTGTAAAACTAAGTCTCCCATATTATCGAAAGGTACAGATACATAATAGACTCCTGATAGAATACTTTTTTGGTGATCGTGTGGTACATTATATGCTCCTGGATAATTTACGTTTATCCAAAAATTACCAAACTTTAAATTAGGGACTCCCATTTCTTTAAAACAATGCTCATTTACAAAGACTTCAAGATTGCTAAACAAACTTCTCAAATCTTGCGGCATAGGAAGTAATATCTCATTACTATGCCATCCCCCCCTATTTGAAATATTAACGCCTTTAGTATTGTCTTTCAAATATAAACAGTAATCTTTAATTTCGTGATTGTTTATATTCTTTACCTCGGATTCCCATATTGGAGTGGAAAACCAGTTCTCTTGATGGATGCTAAATTCCATAACCTAGTTATTTACATGAGTGAACCAACCTGTTAATATATACTTTGTTTGAGTTTGAGACGGAACTCCTCTGTGCAGGTGAGTCCAATCAGAGGGCCATATCAATAGCTTTCCTCTTTCCGGTGTCTCAAAATGCTGCTGATAAAAGAATTCCGTCTCTCCTCTGTCTGTTAAATCATTTAAATATATCATCCAAACTAACAATCTATCTGAATGTTTATTTCCCGCTCTTTCACAATGCCATCCAAAGAATCCTTCATTAGGTTCATATTTCTGCATGTTAAAATAGGTATACAAATCTATTGCATCCATTTTACTCATGGCTGTGAAATGTCTATTCAAATAATCTAATGCTGCATTTTTTACTGATACGATAACTTCTTCTAATAACATTGACCATGGTTCTTTTTTTAGGAATGATGGGTCAAATGTAATGTCTGTAGATTTCTTATCACTGTCTGAGGATATTCCGTTTGGGCCGTATAAGACTCCTGCTTGTTTTAAATCAGATTCTTCAAATGCTTTTATCAGATTGTAACATGTATTAATTGATATAGCATTTTTTTTAGCATAAATGAAATTAGTCATAAAACTAGTTTAACTTCTTTTTAGTTTCTTCGGGTACTTCTCCCAAAAAATTTAATAACTTTCCTTCCTCATTTTTCATACGGTTGAGGGATAGGTACGGGCCCATGGCATTCATGATTTCCCCGGGAGCGGATGAGTCATTCAAGGACTTAACCCTATTCTCAAAATACCTATGCAAAGATTCCGCTTGGTGAACATTTACGTCCTGAGTATCGAAGGAATTATCATCTAACTCTTTCTTAATCTTACTCCATAAACTTAACTCTCTTACTCTATCTCTAGCAACCTGTAACATGCAAGATCTATCATACAAATTTCTGTCAATGTCTATTTTAGCTTCCATGATATCAAATTGATTCTCTTGCTCGTCCTTACTCAAATCTTCAATCTTCTTATCAAGTCTTAACTTATCTACTGTGTTCTTTCTCAAATCAAAAGTTAAATTCATCAATGCATCAAAATGTGCCGACATCTCTCTAACTGATTGCCAATATTTAGAAGCATTAGTAGGATGTTTAGCGTCATTTAGAACAGAGACTCTCATTTCTGTCTCCGTCCTAAAAATCTGTTTTTTTTGCCAATTATCAACTAGTTCATCTCTTATAGATAAAATAGTATTAGCATCTTCTTCATTTAAAACATTTACAATTTCTCGTAAATCTTCTGTAATCTGCAACTCTTGTTTCATAATTATTTTTTAAGGTAATACAATTTGGGGAGGTGTTGTGCTATTGGGTGGAACATACGAAGCAGCAACAGCAGCATCAACGATAATCTGTGCTTCTTCTTTTGTTTTCTCTACAGCATTTACTCTTTGAGCCCATGCTGTGTTTTCTGTCACCCAAATGTTACCCGGAAATCCTGCAATGTGTGCTGTTTCATTCTCCTGGTGAGTTATAAAACCATTTCCGTAGTTCTCTACCTGATAATATTTTTTCATTTTTTTTCATTTATTTTGTTATCTAATTCTTTGACTGCTTCTATTAATAAGGCAGTTAATCTACCGTATGATACCGATTTTGGATTACCCTCTTTATCTCTTGTAACTATCTGAGGTAATATCTCTTCTACCTCTTCTGCTATAACACCTATTTCTATATTATTGTTTCCTATTTTATTGTATTGTACTCCTCTCAATTTTTTTATAATATCTAATGCATTTGTTATATTTTCTACATTCTCTTTTACCTTTGCCGTGGATGTTTCTGTGATAGTACCTGTAACTGTTAATGTGCTACCATCAAATGTTAAATTTGCTTCTGCATTTATAGTTGTTGCTGATACTGATGTTATTACCCTATTGTCTGCCGGATTTGTATATGATGTTATACCTGCACTTGCTCCCGTTGCACCTTGTATCCCCTGTGGTCCTTGTCTTCCCTGAAAACCTTGTATTCCTTGTATCCCCTGTGGTCCTTGTCTTCCCTGAAAACCTTGTGGTCCTGTTATGCTAGGTCCTTGATTACCTTGTGGTCCTTGGTTGCCTTGAAAACCTTGTGGGCCTGTTGCACCTCTTGAACCCATCGGGCCAAATCCAACATTTGTTATTCCTTGACTATTCACAAGATAAAAAGAAGAGTCAAAATATAATGGCACTGTTATGCTTACAGTAAGTGTCCTTTGTGCTACACCATCTTTCCAATAAATCAATGATGTACCATCGTAAGTAATTGACAATAATGTAGATGTTGTATATGTGCCAAAAGAAGCTACACTTGAACCATTTTCGTATATGGATAGATTACCTACATTAAGGTACCAAGCATAATTAATACTTGTATAACTAGCGTTAGTTGTTGGATCATTGTTTAAACCCCACATTACATATTGATTTGTGGATGTGGCTCTTGCGGTAGCATAAGCACCATTTGTATATCCTTGAATTGAATATACTTGAGCACTCCAAGAACTATTAGTACCACTTGATTTTATAAATGTTGTACTGTCGGAACCATAGTCAACTCCTCCGGCAAATACGGGAGTCCACTCTGATGCGCCTCTAAAACCTTGTGTACCTACTGTACCTTGTATCCCCTGTGGTCCTTGTCTTCCCTGAAAACCTTGTGGTCCTGTTATGCTAGGTCCCTGATTACCTTGTGGTCCTTGGTTTCCTTGCGGTCCCGCTACGGAACTTGGATTACCCGTAAGACCTTGTGGTCCTTGGTTGCCCTGCGGGCCTTGTCTTCCCTGAAA